GTTACTTACGCTTTCCAAGATATCACGACGATGCCTGATCGTCCGCAAATCGCGTAATTAACGTTTCCCTACCCCCCCAAAAAAAGGGGGGTCTTTTTTTTGGAGAATTAAATATGGATGCATCAAATAATCCAGTAGTTCGTCGCAATCGTAAAGTTATCGACACTGGCGATATTGGAGTGGCGCAGAAATCAGACATTGATTTAAGTCTAGATAGTTCCATTGTTCATGGAGAGTCGATGGTTTTAGTTGCAGATGACGTCAATAAAAATCAAGACTACTATGACCAATTAAAGTTTAATGAAGAGCCTGTAACTATTCTTGTTGCTGAAAATTCATATGGCTCTGATATGCCAGAGACGCATGTTCCAGTATCCGTAAATGGAAAGGGTGCTGAGATCTTAGTTAATGGGAAATGGATTGAAGTAACATGGCTTCCAGTTAATCAAGAATTAACTACTAAGCGAAAATATGTTGAAAATTTAGTTCGCTCTAAATCGGATACGATACGCACAAAACACGATGATGCGACTGTGGAAAAGCCTCGTAATACAATCAGTCGTACAACTAGTGCGAAATATCCTATTTCTATTTTGTGCGATGAAAATCCGAAATCGCGCGAGTGGTATTCACGTTTAATGGCTAATCACTAACCATGAATTTTCTTGCGTTAGTACAACGCCTTAAAATAGAATGCGGTGTTTCTGGGTCAGCACCAATGACAACAACATCGCAAATTGCTGAAATTGATCGATTGGTTAAATGGGTCAATACTGCATGGATGGATATTCAATCAGAAAGTTCGGATTGGGATTGGATGCGTGGATCTGTTTCATTTCCAACAGTAGCAAGTAAGGCGACCTATACACCTACTGAAATAGGTGTTACTGATTTTGGGTATTGGCTTGGTAATACGTTTAGAAACTATGATACTGCTGCTGGATATGCTTCTGAAATCACAATGGATTATATTGATTATGAGACGTGGCGCAATACTTATCAGTTAGCGAACTTGCGCACAGCAACATCAAGACCACTGCAAATTACTATTACGCCAAGTAAAGCGTTGGGTTTAGGTATGGTTCCTGTTGCTGGTTATACAGTAGTTGGAGATTATCAAAAAATACCTAGTGAAATGGTTAATGATTCTGATATTCCAGCAATACCAGCACAGTTTCACATGGCTATTGTTTATCGCGCAATGATGTCTTATGGTTCGTATGAGGCTGCTTCTGAGGTTTATCAACGTGGAGAGATTGAGTTTAGAAAATTAATGCGCCGATTGCGTAGCGATCAATTGCCAGAGATTATGTTTTGCGGTTCATTAGCATGATAAAAATGCCTCCTGTTAGACAAGATTATTACGCTTTTGACGGAGGTCTTGATCTCACTACGCCTGCGATTTCATTGAATCCTGGTAATGTTATTGATGCGCAGAATTATGAGCCTGCCATCGGTGGCGGTTATCGGCGCATTGACGGATATGAGCGCTTTGACGGTAGGTCATCGCCTTCTGCTGCGGCTTACTATGTGGCAAGCGTTACGCTGTCTGCGACTGTAAATGTTGGAAACACTATTACTGGTGCATCAAGCGGAGCAACTGCAATTGTTCTTGCAAACAATACGACTTATCTGATCTGCACTGCGTCAACAGGCACTTTCACGGCAAATGAGTCAATAAAGGTTTCTAGTGTGACGGTTGGAACAATTCAGTCTTTCAATTATCAGTCCACGACAGACCCTAGTGCACATGCAGATAATCTTCTTTTGGCTGCAAACTATCAGCGAGCATTAATTCAAGCCGTACCAGGTAGCGGCGCTATCCGGGGTGTTTGGGTTTTTAATGATGTTACTTACTGCTGGCGTGATAATGTTGGCGCTACCGCAAGCGTGATGTATAAATCGACAGGGTCTGGATGGTCTGCGATTTCTCTTGGAAATGAAATTCAGTTTTCGCAAAGGCAGGCAACTTGCACAATGACGATTGCTGCTCCCTGTGTTGTCACGCTAGTAAAACATGGCGCTACTGCTGGAACGCCGGTTGTATTTACTACCACTGGAGCATTGCCAACTGGACTAACTGCCGGAACTACTTATTATGTATTAGCTCCTGCTGCTGATACATTTAATGTTGCTGCAACTGTTGGTGGCGCTCCTATTACTACGTTTGGCACACAGTCTGGAGTTCACACTGCGACAATTACTGGATCGGCGATTGTTGCAGGGAATACTATTACTGGGGTTACTTCTGGAGCTACTGCGGTAGTTTCAAATGTTTTACTTCGTACAGGTACATTTACTGCACAACCCGTAGGAACTTTAATCATCAACACAATCACAGGCACATTTCAGAATGGTGAGGCATTAACTGTTGGCGGTGTTTTAGCTGTTCAGGCAGCTTCTGCAAACACTGCGATTACACGCGCTGCTGGCGGTAGGGTGGAGTGTTTTAACTATAATTTCACTGGATCACTTAATACTCAAAAGATGTACGGGTGTGATGGAGTGAATCCTGCTTTTGAGTTTGACGGCACAACTTATGTTCCAATTAGAACTGGCATGGCCTCAGAAACGCCTTTACATGTTATTGCCCATAAAGGGTTCTTATTTCTTTCTTTTCTAGCGTCAGTTCAATATTCTGCGCTTGGCAATCCTTACGGGTGGTCAGTTGTTATTGGTAGTGGTGAGTTTGATTGTTCTCGTTCTGTTACTGGATTTTTGCCGCAGGGCGGAAATGTTAACGGCTCATCACTCGCGATTTTCACTGCAGAGAAAACTTTTGTTTTATATGGTAGTTCTAACGCAGATTTTAAGCTAGTTACTTCTGTTGCTGATGTCGGGTATTTTGGTTATACATGTCAACAGGTTTCAAACGATGCATTCGGTCTATCCAATCGCGGCATCCAAGCTCTTGTAACAACGCTCAATTATGGCGATTTTGATTATTCATCTGTTAGCCATAAGATTCAGCCACTGATCACTAAAAAACGCGGCCTTGAAATTGCATCGAATACTCTGCGAACAAAAAATCAGTATCGCGTTTATTTCAGTGACGGTACTGCTTTGGCTGTTGGATTAACTGGCGACAAGATCAATGGTATCTTGCCTCTGAACTATGGCAAAGCAGTTCGCTGCATCGTTTCTGCTACATTAACTAATGGCACTGAGGTAACTTACTTTGGCTCTGATGATGGCTATGTCTATCAAGATAATGTCGGTACATCACAAGATGGATCTGCAATTGAGGCATGGATTCGCCTGCCATTCAATAGTGATAAATCTCCAAGGGTGCGTAAGCGTTTTCGCCGCGCAGTCTTTGAGATGTCTGTTGAAAGTTTTGCTAAAGTGAATATTAGTTATGACTTTGGTTATGGTAATCCTGACGTGAATCCTTCTGCCCCAAGTTCTGATGTTTCTTTTATCGGCGGTGGCGGTTATTGGGATCAATTCACTTGGGATCAATTCACTTGGGATTCGCAATTTGTTAGCAATCCATCTATTTCGATTGAAGGAACAGAAAAAAATATTAGTCTTTTGTTCTACTCGAATAGGGCGCAAGATTCATCGCATATACTGCAAGGTGTGACTCTTATTTCTTCACCTAGAATTCTCCAAAGGTAATTCATGACGAATCCATACTACAATCCAACTAGTGCACCTCCAGCACAAACACGCGGCTCATCATCAACAATGCGTAGCGAGTTTACTTTAATCGGCGCTGGTTTTGATGCGCTAGTAACAGCATTGGCTTTAAAGGGTAATGTAGCAAGCCAAACGTGGACTGGTACGCATACCTTTCCATCCACGACTTACGGCGTAACTGCTACGGCTGGATCAAATAATCTTTTATTGTCAACGACAGAATATGTTGATCGAGCAATTAGTGTAATGCCATCTGGTAACCTCCCATCTGTTTCTGGAAAAAATACAACTTGGAATCTAACGCCTAATGCTTCTGGAACAGGTGTTCAGTGGACTCAAAGTTTTGGGGCGGGTGGGACAGCAATAACAGGAAATACAACATTAACAGTATCTAGTGCAAGCGCAATGACAGTAACACCTACAGGATGGGGGCTAGGAGTCGCTTTACCTGATGCAACAACTTGTACAAAGGGTGTTGGGCTATTCTCTATCTATAATGCTGGTGACTATGACTATAGTATTTACAACACCTCTGGTACTAAATTAGGATTTATCTACCCAAGATCAACAGTTTATATTGGGCTATCAGATAATTCCACAGCAGCAGGCTCTTGGGTATGCGCAGGGGTAGGTAAGCTAGGAATCACAGCGCAATATACTAATAACACACTAACCAATTCTGGTGCAATACAACAAATACTTACAGTAGATTCTACTAGAGCATTTATATTATTTGGTGGAACTACAGTTTATGGTCAAATGTACGATAAAAGTACAAATGCTTGGGGCACACCTGTAACTATAAGAACAGGTGCAGGAAATTCGCTTTATGCTGCTGTATTATCTGCCGCGGCTCAAATTGCAGTAGTTAGTTGCGATTCAACTACAGGTATTGAAGTCGTAACTATCACGCTATCAGGTGCTGTTGGTATGACTTTAAATTCTGGCACTAAAGCTACTGCTGTACTAGCATCTAATATTTCCACATTATCTCCTGACTTCGTAGCATTTGGTACTGGATTTGCTTTCGGTTATACAAGAAGTGGGAGTGTCATTGGTGTTCGTGGTGTTTCTATTTCTGGCACTACTCCAACGATTGGAGCAGAAAGTGCATTAACTCCTGCTTCAGGTAGCGCCCCTTTACTGCTAGTATCAGGAAGCACTTTAAGAACAATCTCTTATGGTACTACTCAATTAGCTTGCAAGCCTTTTACAATATCTGGTTCTGCATTATCAGCGGGAACCGAGTCGGTAGTAACTACAACAGCAACAGCACCCTTAAGAGCATTCTTAAATGGAAACGGTAATATAGTCGCTAGCTACGTAAATACAACTCCGCAAGTAACCATCTTTAAACTTACTGGAACTGTAGAGGCTTCAAGTACAGTACAACTTTCATCGACAGTCACACCTACTGCGTTAGCTACCACAGAACAAACTATTATATCAGCAAGTAAAACAACATTTTTCTCTGGATTAACTGGGAACTGGGCTATTAATACTATTACTGATACTGCTGGTACTGCTAGTGCTGGAACACAGATAACTGGTACTGTTAGTGGAAGTATATCAACAGTATGCTCAGTACCAACTTCTGCGAATAGCGCAAGATATGTTATAAGTTCAAACACAGAGATAGCCCAAGTTGTAGCTGATTGTTCTGGCGCTTCTCCGTCACTTACTGCGACTTATTCTTACGGAAATTTAACGTCTGGAACTTATGCATATCCGCAATCTACATCTATACGTGGAGTTAGGAACGGGCTTACTCTAACATCCAATAGCAATACTATTGGGTACTCTAGCACAGCGTCAGCTATGATGATGACGAATGGCGGAGGAGGTTTTCTAGTTCCTCAGTTTCCAGTGCAAGTGAACAATAGCAGTGTTGTTGATCCTTCAGCTAATAACCTTGTATGGACACAGCCTTGTATTGCTACTGCTGCTACTATTTATAGAATCGAGGCAATACTATGAAAACAATTCTTACATCTAGTGGGCAAATTGGTAAATTTGAAGCTGCCGATATTCAAACTCTCAGTGATCGATATATTGCTGGTGGATGCGTTTATATGTTCGATATGTTAGGAACTCATTCTATTGTAGATTATATAGAGCCTCCTATTGCTCCAATTGTTCCAGAATCTGTTTCGATGCGCCAAGCACGTTTAGCGCTCCTACAATCTGGTATGTTAAGCGCTGTCAATGCTGTGGTAGCTGGTATGGCGGGAGCAGCAGGAGATGCGGCACGTATTGAATGGGAGTTCTCAAATGAAGTTCAAAGACATAAACCTTTAGTCGAGTCTTTGGCTCCTGCTCTTGGATTGACTTCATCTCAACTAGATCAGCTTTTTATTTTGGCAAATAAACTTTAAAAATGATAACAGTAAGATTTACTACTAAATTCCCGCCAAGCATTAGCAGTTGGTTAATTGCACATTTGGCTGGGTCAAAATTGTTTTCTCATTGCATGATTATCATGGATGGAAAAGTCTTTGAGGCTACTATGTTACATGGTTGTAGGGTGGTTGGTTTGGAAGTCGCTATGCACGGAGTTACGTATTATCAAGATATGGAAATACCTATTACAAATCCAAAAGAGGCACTACAATTTGGATGCGATCAAAAAGGAAAAGGATACGACTTTTTTGGTGCTTTTGGAATTCCATTTCTAGCATCAGAGGACTGGAACGATGATTCCAAATGGTGGTGTTCTGAACTTTGCTTTGCAATGATTGGCGCAGGAGGAAATTGGGTGCTAGATAAGACAATGCAAAAAAGAGTTACACCTGAGAATTTAAGAATGTTGAATTATAGCAAATCAGAAATTAAATTTTACCCGCTAGAAATAGCATAACCTTGAAAGGAAGTAATATGCATATCAAGAAAAATACAATCGGTGGAGACCCTCCAACAAAACCACCAAAGCCAGTAGCCCCATCCAAAGTTAAACCAAAGAAAAAATGTTGAGTAAAGATATTAAAAACAGGCTGATGATCGCCTGTTTTTTATTATGTATGGAATTTATATGCCTATGGGTTTTGAAATGCATACCTAGTGGCAATGATATTTATAACGTAATAAAATTCACAGGCATCAATTTTTACATATCTAGAGACGATTATTTTATAATCTGTAGCATATTTAATTTACTAATTATTCTATTACTTCCATTCATAGTTTGCGATAATATCGTTGTAGATTTTCAAGAATTTAACGCAATAGGATTTTGTCTTCAGGGATTGGGTTTTATTTCTTACCATTTCGATCTTGAAATGAGAGCGTACATTTATTTGATTTATATTTTAAATTTTTTACAAATACTTCGCTTATTTATAAAAGAGAAAGGCGACTCTCATGGACTGGATAAGAATAATAAGTGGATGTCTGTGGTTCGTCATTATAATTTTTATTGTTTTAAAATCCTGCATAAGAAAGAAGCGCTATGAGCATAAGAAGTTACGTCGCCGGAATGGTAGAGTCAACTAAAGAAGTTTCAAATGAGGTCCTAAATAGTGATAAATCTGCATGGGTAGCAGCAACGGCAACAGGCGCTACGGGGTGGGCAATAAAAATGGAATTAATACAAGGTGTAGCTTCTACTGTAGCCGTGATTCTTGGATGTGTTTTAACCTTAGTCCTGACATTTAAACATGGCTTTGAACTCTGGAGATCGTGGAGAACTTGGAGGGATGAGATAAATGATAAAGCCGATCAATAAAATAAAAAAAAGAATTATACCTACGTGGAAAAAAACGTTGCGCTATGCATGGTCTTTAAGATTGGCGGCTTTAGCAGGTTTGTTTTCTGTTGGAGAAGTTGTTATAGCGTATTATCCAGATTTATTACCAAGGGGAGCAATGGCTGGAGCCGCTGGTATTTGTACGCTAGGGTCTATTATTACACGATTTATCATACAAAGAAAAATGACCGATGAAGACTAGTCGTAAAAGCCTAGCTGCAATAGTCGGCATTAGCGCGGCATCGGCACTATACACGCTTACCCCTAAATTTGAAGGGACTGTCTATAAAACCTATAATGACCTTGGCGGTGTACTAACGTACTGTACTGGAGCTACAGAAGACGCTCAATTTGGTAAGACGTACACACCAGAAGAATGCAGAGAACAATTAGACTATGATTTAGCAAGACACGCCGAAGGGATGCTGTCTTGTATTACAGTACAATTAACGGAAGGCCAGAAAATAGCTTTTACAGATTTTACTTTCAATGCTGGTGTAAAAGCATTCTGTAGTTCTAGTATGATGCGAAAAGCAAACCAAGGTGATGTAATGGGGTCGTGCGCCGCATTAATGATGTGGGACAAGGTGGGTGGAAAATCTGTAAAAGGTTTAACTAACAGGCGCAGAGAAGAGCGCACGATATGCGAAAGTAGAAAATGATTCCTTATAAATTATTAGCATATGGCGGCATCTGTTTGGCTCTTGTCTTAGCATATTTAGGATGGCATCATCACGTTGATAAGCAAGGCTATGACAGAGCGACGAAGGAATGGAAATACAAAATAGAGCAAGCCAATTTAAAAGCCGCAGAGACTCTTAAATTACGAAACGATGAGATAGCAGTAAAACAGGAAGTAATCAATCAAGTGCGTCAACAAATTATCGATAAAAATACGGAGCTACTCAATGTTAAACTTGAAAGAGATCGGATTGCTGCTGATTATCGTAGTGGCGTTAAGCGCATGTCAGTCCCAGCCGTTTGTAAAAGTGATCGAACCGAACCGAATAGTAGTGCCGGACTTACCGCCAAACCTAGTGAAAACAGATGTGAATTATTGCCGGAAACTTCTGGAACTATTTTCGACATCGCAAGACGATATAACGAAGACGTGCATAAATTAAATGAATGTATAGAACTTTACAATAGTGTAAAAAATACAGTCAATTCAAAGGGAAATTGATATGGCCAATGCTTCAACTTATTTAAATGATCCAATGGATCAAAATACAAAATTTGTGCCTACTGGAATCATTGCAAATAAATTGCAAGGCGGTGCGCCCGCGTCTGGTGGAGGAATCATTTCTCAAAATATGATGCCGACAAATGTTAACGCATCCATACCAGTAACTAATCCCACTGGCACACCACCTGCAACGCCTGATTATTTATCACAATCAAAAGGTTTATACAATAAATATCTTGGTCGCGATGGCGATCAAGAGGGCATTAACTATTGGGCAGATGAACTTAAAAAAGGCAAGTCAATAGATGAGGTGACTAACGCCTTTAAGAACTCCGCGAATATTGTTTATCAAGATTTTGCTGGCCACGCTGCGCAAACCCCGGAAAACATGGCGTATTTATCCGGGAAATATAAGCCTGATGCATTAGATCTTGTAAATGGCGATGTGAACTCTGGCGCTGCTGTTGATTTCATGCGCAATGGTATTGTTTCTAAGCCTAGCACTATAACTCCTCCGACACCTAGCAATAGCACGGGTCAAAATTCCTTATTTACTGTTTCACCTAATCCTGTTGCTAGTGGAATTATAGGCAGTCAAGTTGCTGGTTATGCACCAACAACATTGAGCAACCC